CCCGAAGATTCTATTCTCACGGGTGATCTTTCTGTCCTTGATTGGTTCACTGAACCGGGTCACATTTCACTCAAAATTGATGGTTCTCCTGCTATTGTTTGGGGTATCAATCCTGCAACTAGCAAGTTCTTTGTAGGTACTAAAAGTGTCTTTAACAAGAAACTTATCAAGATCAATGAAAACCATCGGGACATTGATCGCAATCACAGTGGTGCTGTTGCTGACATATTACACGCTTGCTTTGATAATCTTCCTCGTATCTACGGGGTTATTCAAGGTGATTTTATTGGCTTCGGTGGTTCTGATTCTTACTGCCCCAATACGATCACTTATGTGTTTGAAGAGACTGTTAAGGAAAATATCATCGTAGCACCTCATACATTCTATTCAGTTTTGGATGGTGATTGTCTTCGGGATGCTGAAGCACATCCACTTAAGTTCATGCTCCAAAGTAGTGACAAATGCAAATTTGTTCAACCCGAAGCATGTTATGGTGGTTCAATCTCTGATGCTGAAGAGATTGAGCAAGAGGTTCAATTCTTGAAAGGAATCTCACATGGAATCTGCTTTGTTGATGATAAGGAAGCAAAGCGAATCAAGAAAGAATTAAATGCTTGTATCCGTGAAGATCGTGAGGTTGATGATTATGCTTTCGGTTGTCATTCTCAGTTGATTCGATTCTGGAAACTGGTCTCATTTCTCAAGATGAGGTATCTCGAACTGTGCTACAATCAAGGTCCACTTTCTTACATCGGTGAGGATCTTATTGATGCTGAGGGTTATGTCAAGACCAACAGCTGTGGCATGTTCAAATTAGTTGATCGCTCTGTATTCTCTCGCGCAAACTTCAACAATAGAATCCCACAGTGACAGTCGGCAAACCGGCCTAGAGGCGCTTGTAAAGGGGTCTCAGGCATGTATATTGGCCATGTTGAGAGGTTCACCCCATGACTTACACCATTTCAGACAAACAAGTGACAATCAACGGCATGACCCACACTGTTACCGCAGTGAACGGACTTGATTATGTTGAGATCAACAACAAACTGCATGATCTTAACGAACAGATCAGCAAGCTTCAGACCAAAATTATTGGTCTCCGTGAAGTTCAGTCCATGTATGTTGAAATGCGGGACATGATTGATCTTGAATGTGAACGCCGTGAGCGTGGTGAAGAGGTTCAGAACCTTTTCGATGAAATGTTCGGAGGTTGATGACAATGATTACTTCAAAAGCACAAATGCTCCGAGTGATGAAAGGTTGTGAGGGTGCAGATACTCTCACACGAGAGGAAAAGTTTCAAGTCTTTGTTAGAGTATGTGATAACATGCTCAAAGAGGGTAGAATGACCAAAGCAACTCACAAACGATTTACACACATTTGGTAGTGTCTTTTATTTCTTCTTTCACTTATTCTAACACCATGAATCGTTCCGAACTTCAAGACAACATGATTCAGCAAATCCTGGATGACATGGACATCAAAACTATGATGGCAATTCTTTACGATAACATGAGTGAGAGCTATGATAAGTATTCGGACAAAGAATTGATGGCAGAGGTAGAAGAATACTACCCACATTTGTTGGAAGATAGTGAAGAACCAAGCGAAGCGACAGGATGGCAATAAAAACCAGTTGAGGGAGTGGCACAGGCCCCCTTGTGTTTGAGGGCATCAGGCCCTATATTGGCCATGTTGAGAGGTTTCACCGCAATGCAACTCACCGCAAAAAACGGAAACATGGTTGTTGACTTCTATCCCGTCAAATTTGCTGACGGAACTATCAACAACCGCCACATGCTCAAAATTGTAACTTTCATGGGCACATCACAGTCCAAGAGTTACATCAACAAAAAAGATTTTGATCGTGAGGTTGAATCTCGTGTCCATGGTTATGGTTATGAAGTAACCGACATGCACACAGATTATCAACTGTTTAATTCTGCTATGTGTCTTGCCTGTTGAGTTTATGTCACTTATCAAACAACATCTTTTCGATTCAATGAACCAAACTGACTTCATTTGTGCCTACTTCGGTAAAGACTGGACGATCACAGCTCGTGGGTTTGGTAGTGCAAAACAAGCAGAAAAGCATGGTCTTTACATGATGCCAACTGCTGGAGTTTTTGGTTTCGCTGTGATTGCAGAAGATAAAGATGGATGGGTTGTTGATCATGCTTACAGTATTCTCCCTCCGAATGTATCTGTAACGCAAGATCTGAATGGTTTCAATGTAACTCCGGCTCCTAAACTTCAAAAGGTCTGATGGAAACAACGACTGCAACTTATTCAATCTCAGTAACAACTGATGAGGGCATTGCTACATTTTACAAGACAATGCCCACCAAACCAACAACATCCAAAGGAGTCAAAGCCCAGAACGCAAAGTTATCTAAATGGGTAGAAAAAAACTATCCTAACTTCACTGAGTACGAAATTCTTCCTGCAAACTGATGAACTACACTCTCAAACAGCTTCAAGATCGTGTCAACAAACTGATCGAACAACAAGGTGAAGATGCATACTGTGCGGCATGGATTTACACTGCTGAGGATTGTGTAGTCTACGATGAGCACGATGAACCACATTATCCTGCTCATCTTGATAAAAAATTGAGTGAAAGAATCTTCAATGATGTTGGGAACATTGATTACATTTACACTGTAATTCAGGAGTGCGTTGATGAAGTTACAGAAGAACAATACATGAAAAATCAACAAGAACTCGTGTGACAGTCAGCAAACCGGCCACTTTTGGTGGATCCGGTCTCCATTTCATGTATATTGGCCATGTTGAGAGGTTTCATTCATGTCTGACCAAAAACTTTCTGCCACTGTTTACAAACAACTGTTCACAGGTGCAGAATGGGATGCAATTTCTTTTGCCATGAAAGATTATGGTGATTTTCATGGTGGTGTAGATGAAGAGATTGCAAATCGAGTTCAAGAAAAGATCACCGCAATTTTCGACCTCACTAAGTGAATCAAACCATGCAAGAATCAAAGTTTCTCATTCACGGTTGGCATCATCGTTCTAATGGTTGGACGATGCGCGATTGCCTCTCTTATCTAACAACAACAGCTGAGGAGGCAGTTGCTACATGTAACCGTCTTCATCCTCAGTTTGAAGTTCATTATGTTGAACTTGATGACACTGAAGTTGAAGTTGTAAAAGTCCAATCTTTGATCTAAGATACATCATGAGAATTGCACTTTTATCCGTTGTTGTTTTCTTCAGTTCAATTATTGGTGTCAGTGCTATCAATACTGTCACTGATATGCAAGATGCAAGGATGACACGATTTTGTAAATCTGTCCCCGTAGGTGCATCTTATGATGACATTTGTTCTAAGTATCGTTCTTCTCACTAATTCTTTTTAAAATCATGGCAACTCGTTCTCGCATTGGTATTCAACTCAAAGACGATTCTGTGCTTTCTGTGTATCATCATTGGGACGGCTATCCTTCCTGGCTGGGTCGTATTTTGAACACACATTACAACACTAAAGAGAAAGTTTCTGAACTGATTGATGGTGGTGATATGTCATCTTGTTGGACTGATTCTGTATGGGGCGAATCACTTCCAGAAGGAAAGTATGGACCAGAGTATTATTCAGCAAGAGGTGAATCCTGCCCCCCAAGTCTCATGACTATGGACGAATATCTCAATAAGAATAATAATGAAGAATATGCTTATGTGTTTACAAGTGCCGGATGGGTATGTTATGATATGAATGAGTTCAATGATTCTGATCCGGTTGTGACAACTATTCCAGAAGGAGCTTTAATGGCATGATAGAAGAAGTTAAACAATACTCCCGAGAGTGGGAAGAGTTTTGGTATCAAAGTGAGTCTGAAGCGCGGGAATTTATGAGACCCCAATTCACACAAAAAGAACACATTGCACTGTTGGTTGCTGTATCAAACATTGTAGAAGATCCACAACAAAAAGATCATCCATACTACAATGATCTGAAAAGTATTCAACAACGCCTGTCCTCATTCTTATCATCGTCCCAATGATTGAAACTTCTGATCGTCAACATTCAATCGACAATCTCCAAGACACGCTACTTATGGCTGTCGAGAGATGTGTGAAAGAATCCCGCCATGAAGATGCACAATCAATCATCGAAGAATATGTGCTTGATTATGATGAACTCGATGATCCCGTAGATTATCTTTTCCTTACAGATCTTACCACCAATGACTAACGCTAACGCTCCGTCTCCGACTAATACCGAATCTCTTGTGCTTCAGTTACAACAACACATCAAAGAACTAGAGCACAAAATTTCAGAACAACAAAAAGAAATTAAACAACTGAATGAAATCCTCAGCGACCTTGCCATCCAAACTCGCTAAAATGTCTCTCCTTAAGATGAACGACAAGTACGAGATTCTATGGAAAGAACCTAAAGCAAAGCAGGGTTATTTTAAGACCCATTCTGTTGTTGTCTATGGACTAGATGCCGTGGAACATGTACTCGAAACTCTCCTCAAAGATGTTCAAAACTATGATGTGATTCCTCGGTCTTGATGATAGTTACTTTTGGATAGTATCCAAAAAAATGTATTAAAAAACATAGCTGAAAGCTTTATGGATTTCAACAGCCTTGTGGAAAAGTATGTGGAAACTGTGGAAAAAGAGGTGATTCTGGATACAATTATGTCTCCTTAAATGTCCTCAGTTCTTGTTATCTTAGCGAGCAGGCTATCACACCCTCGATAATATGTCAAGACCCCCCGCCAAAATGTCAGGAGAACCCCAAAAAATCAGTGTGGGGTTATACATATAGAAGGCACTTTCGATGTGTCTCTCTTGACAATCTTCATCACTTCGACTACAATAGCAAAGCAATTTCAGGAGGGATTCCAATGAGCATCTATGCACAATCGCAGAAGACCAAGTATCGAATCACACTTGAATTAGATGTGTTTGATGACTTCGACCCGCATCAAGTAGACTGGGAAAAGTTATTTGAATTGGGCGGAAATGAGAGTGCCCATGCTTACATTGAGAACCTCTCAGATGATCCCACTTGGTAAAGAGAATTCTTATGCCAGTCGAGTAAGTGTCACAAGCCCTCTTGTGAATGGCCCCATTTGGCCCTATATTGGCCACATGGGAGGGGATCACACCCCGACCGCCCTTAACTCAATTCTCTTTACTTTCATGCGTAAGATCGAATCCCAAATGTGTGAAGCAGTCCAGGCAAACATCAACTGGAAAAATGCTAACACTGAGGTTACGATTGATGAGGAAACTAATACTTCCTCTGTTTATCTGCACGGCAATCTGATTGCGACTGTGACAGATAATGACATGACCATCTATGATGGTGGCTGGCAGAGTAACACCACTAAGAGCAGATTGAATGCCCTTTGTGATTACTTCTGTGTGGATGGTGAAGGTGTATTCCAGAAAGATTTCACCTGGTATGTTCGCAAGTTTGTCGGATGTGTCAATGGAAAGAATATCTTCAAGAATGAAGAATTCGAGTCTGGTTACATCTTTGCCTGATCATGTTTGCTTCCTTAAGTAAGTCTCGCTCATCCTCTGAACTTCTCAATTTTCACATGAAATTTGTTCTTCTTGTTATCATCGGTGCTCTGCTCTGGAATAATAATGAGGCAAGGAAGTTCACTGCTGACAGTCTCACTGAGGTCGCAGAATTTATCAGACCCGATCACACTCATGAACTAAAGATTTCATTCTGAATGATAGAGAGGAACTTGACAGTTCCTCTCTTTTTTCTTATAATGGCCATGGCAGTTCGTTCGTGCCGCAGCCAGTTCCTGGGCGGTTTGTTATGCCGCGCCGGGGCGCGTAACGGGGGGCGTATATAAAATTCATGGGTCCCCCTAACCTACAGAGGTGACAAAACGCGAGAGTGATATCACTTTCATAAAAAAAATTTCCGAGAAAATTTTGGAGTTTAAATAGTTGAGCGAGAAAAAAATCGCCAGGAGAAAAATTCATGGAAAAGATTTATCACATTTACCTCAAAAAAGAATGTATATTTCATAGTATTGTAGAAGAAGAGTTTAATACGACCTGGAAGACCCTCAATGCGTTAGTAGGCCTAATGAAGACCGACTATAGTATTGAGGATCTTTCATATGAGGAAGTAGAGAAAACCAAACAAACATATATTGAGGGGTCCTATTGACGCCCAATAAATATACTAGTATAATTGATCTGAAGATTATTTTATCTCATGGCTAAAGGATTTACAGTAAAAGCAAAGACACCAATCAAACAAAAGAAGGGTCCTGAATGGGACATCGAAGCAATTAAAGGAAGGATGCGTGGGAAGCGAATTGTTTTCTGTCTTCCAGGTCGAGGATGTTCATATGTATTTCTGAAGAATTTCGTTCAACTGTGTTTTGACATGGTACAGAATGGGATGAGCATTCAGATTAGTCAAGACTACAGTTCAATGGTTAACTTTGCACGGTGTAAAGTACTGGGTGCAAATGTTCTCCGTGGTCCTAAGCAGATTCCTTGGGATGGTAAGTTGGAATATGATTATCAGTTGTGGATTGATAATGACATTGTATTCAACAGTGAGAAGTTCTGGCAACTGTGTGATCTTGCCATCAATGAAGAAGGTGAGGAAAAAGAAGTTGTTGCAGGATGGTATGCAACGGAAGATGGACATACAACATCTGTTGCACATTGGCTTGAAGAGGATGACTTCCGTAAGAATGGTGGAGTGATGAATCACGAAACTGTCGATACTCTGTCCAAGCGTAAGAAACCATTTACAGTTGACTATACTGGATTTGGATGGGTATTGATTAAGAATGGAGTCTTTGAGAATCTGGAGTATCCTTGGTTTGCTCCGAAGATGCAGGTCTTTGAATCTGGAAGTGTACAAGACATGTGTGGTGAGGATGTCTCATTTTGTCTTGATGCAAAAGATGCAGGATTTGAGATCTGGTGTGACCCTCGGATTCGTGTAGGACACGAAAAAACTCGTATTCTTTGATATTAAACACAGGAGAAATTTATTATGGCAGCACGTAAATCCCTTTCAGGTAACGTTCATATTGAGTCGAAGCCCAAGAAGACACGGCAAGGCTCTGGTCAACACACAAAATATGCATCTTCTTCTCGTAATAATGCGAAGAAGCGTTATCGTGGTCAAGGACGATAAATACAAGAGGACCCGAAGGGTCCTTTTTTTATTCCTAATTCTATTATGACTAAACTATTCGTTCTTCCCCTGATGCTCGCTACTACCGCTGGTATCATTGGCAGCACTCCTGTCGAAGCTGGACCTGGTGGAGGAGGATTCATCTCTTCTCCAAAACGTTGCACAAGAAAGAACCCATGCTCTCGTATGCCCGAACTTCGTGATCCTATCAAAAAACGTTGCACATTCAAACGTCCATGTTCACGAATGCCTGAACTTCCATTCTTCCCTGGTGAGGTAATTCCAATGCCACGAGGTGGACTCCAACCTTATCCTGGTACACAATGGCGTAAATAAAAAACCGCGTTTCAAAACCCCGCGAAACCACTCTAAATAAGAAAACAAAGAGTGTGTAGTTTTATGTCTTGTTTGATTGCTAATCTTCCTTCTCAGGAAGTCTGGGTTCGTAAAGAATATCTAACTGACCATCAATCTGGTCATGGAGAATTTGTTAAAGGCGTCTGGGTATCGATTAAGTCGATTCCTGGGCGTGCTTTTTATTTTGAGACATATTTACCTGAATATGCAGCAATGTATGATAAGTTACCAATTAGTGCATTCGTATCGGAACCAAAGAAACCAGAGCCTGATATGCCATTGAATAATCTTCAGTTTTGGAACTGTATGGACTATGGCGTAGTTGCCGTTCAGAAGCAGTTTATTGGTTCTATGACCTATGAGTGTCATACTCGTGATTTCGGTCCTCAGAGAGGCACCTATGTATGTACCATAGACAATTACCATCGTGATCCAGATACAATTGATTATTCAACAAGTGAAAACCCTGCAGAACATAAGTCTCATAATTTAATTGAATTAGATAACGGCCAATATTGTTTGTATCCTAATAATCGAACAAGGATTTATGACAATAGTTTAACACCAAAAGAACCACTGATGCCGGACTTTAAGGTATCGACCCAGTACTATCAGGTTGAGAGTGGATATGATTTTGATGGACTTGGAAATGAAGAAAACTATTTCTGGAAAACTGCTAAAGAACGTGGTTAAATAGGTAATAAATAAACTCAGTGGTAGAGTAGGTTTCAATGCCTCTTCAGGACGCAAATAATAAGAGTAGATTCTTTAAGGACATTAGTATGTCTTTTAAGGTGAATCCTCTTAACTTTGACTTGATATCTTTGCAGAATGAGCAGGCTATCAACAGATCTATTCGTAACTTAGTTCTTACAAATAGAGGGGAGAAATTCTTTCAACCTTTATTTGGATCTAATGTATATAATTCGTTGTTTGAGAATATAGATAATCTATCTGCGGTTGCATTGAAGGATACAATTGTAAACCTGATTACAAATAATGAACCAAGAGTTAAATTGAATCCCCAGAATGGAGTGCTTGTAAAAGTAAATCTTGAACAAAACGCATATGATGTTCAGATAAATTATAATATTATAGGAATGAATTTACCTACAGTAGAACTTGAATTTTCTATTACAGAACCATCAAGGTATTAAATAAATGCCATTAGTTAATTTTTCAAATCTAGACTTTACACAGATAAAGGAATCAATCAGAGAATACGTAAAGGCTAATAGCAACTTTACGGATTACGACTTTGAGGGTTCTAACCTTTCTGCGATTATTGATATACTTGCTTACAATACTTATATCAATTCTTATAATGCCAATATGGTGAGTAACGAGGTATTCCTCGATAGTGCAACTTTAAGAGAGAATGTTGTTGCACTCGCAAGAAATATTGGATTTGTACCGAGATCAAGGAAAGCATCTAGTGCAGAAGTAACATTTAGTGTTGATGTTTCAGCACTATCTAACGCACCAGCAACTCTTACACTGAAGAGAGGCTTGGTTGCGACAACACTTAGAAAATTTGGAAACTTAAACTATACCTTTACAGTACCAGACGATATCACAGTTCCCGTTGTAAATGATGTTGCAACATTTGGTAAAATTAAAATCTATGAAGGAACACCGTTAAAGGCAGATTTTGTTGTAGATAATTCAAACACACAACAAAAGTTTATTATCAATAACTCTGATGTAGATACTTCTCTTATTCGAGTCGAAGTATATGACACTAAGACTAGTTCTACAAAAAGAAATTTTCATCTGAAGGAAGATCTTTTTAATGTTAACTCTGATTCAAATGTATTCTTTATTCAGGAAACAGCAGATGAGCAATATGAACTCATCTTTGGTGATGGTGTCTTTGGAACAAAACTTGAAAACTCAAATTATATTGTAGCGTACTATTCAACTACTAATGGCCCAGAGGCAAATAATGTATCTCAGTTTTCTTTTGCAGGAAGATTAGTTGATAATAGTGGCACTGTTGTGACTTCTGACATCTCTGGATTATCTCCAGTCAATCCAACCAGTGGTGGACAAGATATTGAAAGCATTTCATCAATTAAAAAGTTTGCTCCTAGAGTATACTCTGCACAGAATAGAGCAGTGACTGCTGCTGACTATGAAGCAATTGTTCCAAGAATATATGCAGAAGCAGAATCTGTTGTTGCATATGGAGGAGAAACTTTAGACCCACCGAGATTTGGTGAAATATTCCTTTCCATCAAACCAACAAATGGAAATTTTGTTCCTAGCACAGTAAAAAATAATATTATTGCAGACCTGAGTAAGTATAGTGTTGCTTCAATTAGAGTCAATATACTTGATCTGAAGTTCTTATTCATCGAATATCAGACTAGTGTATATTATAACAGCAACTTAGTTGGAGGCCCAGAAACTGTTAAGAGTAGTGTTTCTACCAACATAGAAAAGTATGCTGATTCTTCTGAACTTAATAAGTTTGGATCTAGATTAAAATACAGTAAGTTGCTTGGAATAATTGATAATAGTCATGACTCTGTTGTTTCTAACATCACCAACTTAGAGATAAGAAGGGATATGAAACCATTATTCAATCAATTTACTGAATATGAGGTTTGTTATGGAAATGCTTTATTTGTAAGAGATAGAAATGGATATAATGTTAGATCTTCTGGATTTAGAGTTAGTGGAATAGCAGAAACTTTATACCTATCTGATAAACCTGCTGCAGATCTCAAAACAGGATCTATCTTTTTGTTTAGATTAAATAGTGATTTAGAACCAGTCAGAGTTGCCGGAAATGTGGGAACCATTGATTATGTTAAAGGAGAAATACTTTTGACATCTATTAATATAATATCAACAGTTGTTACGGATCCGGATCAGGTAATAGAAATATCTGTTCCACCTGCTTCAAATGATGTCATCGGAAAACAGGACCTTTATATTCAACTAGATAATAGTAATAGTACAATTACTACAATAGTTGATCCAATAACCTCTGGCTCAGATGTTTCTGGATCGAGTTACAAATCATCTCAAAGTTACTTTAGTAATACCTCATCACCACTAATCAGAAGCTAGTAATATGTTTAACAGAGTAGATTCTTCGCTGGTAGTTAAAAATCAACTCCCAAGTTTTTTAAGAGATGACTTTCCCCTTCTTGGTGAATTTTTAACGCAATATTATATTTCACAAAACTATCAAGGTGGACCTGCAAATCTGCTTGAAAATATTGATCAGTATTTAAATCTTGATAATCTTTCAAACTTAATTGAATCTACAACACTATCCTCCGACATAAGGGGTGTAAACAAAAAGATAGAAGTATCTTCAACAAATGGATTTCCAGATCACTATGGGCTTCTACAAATTGATGATGAGATCATCACATATACAGAAAAAACCTCTACAAGTTTCCTAAACTGCTCTAGAGGTTTTAGTGGTGTAAAATCTTATAATAATCCAAACTCTCCAGATCAACTTCTTTTCTCTGAGACTAGTGCCACAGGACATTCCTCTGGATCAAAGGTAATCAATTTAAGTGTTCTTTTCTTAAGTGAGTTTTTCAGAAAATTCAAATATCAATATAATCCAGGATTTTCAGAAAGAACTATAGATTCTTCTTTGAATAAAAAACTTGTATTATCAAATCTAAAGAATTTTTATGAATCGAAGGGTTCAGATGAATCATTTGAAATTCTTTTCAGAGTTCTTTATGGTAAGGATGTAACTGTAATCAAGCCAAAGGACTATCTCTTAAAAACATCAGATGCAGATTTCAGAGAATCTTTTGATGTAGTTGTAGAAACTATTGAGGGAAATGTATCTGAACTTCTAAACAAAACAATATTTCAGGATAAATCATCAACTCAAAAAGCATCTTCTGCAGCAGTCAATGCTATTGAGTTAATACAGAGAGGTGGAAAAAATTATTCTGTATTGAGTTTAGATAAGGAATCAATTGCAGGTGAATTTAAAATTCATCCCAAAACTCAATTAATTACTCCTGTTGTTATTGGAGCAAGTTTTTTAGATGTAGATTCTACTTTAGGATTTCCAAAGAGTGGCGAACTTCTTGTAGAATACGCAGATAATGTTGATGTTATTATTACTTACACTGATAAGACTATAAACCAGTTTTTGGGATGTACTGGTGTCACTAGAGACATAGATCCTGGAACTAATATTAATCATAATGAAAATGCTTATGGATATAATGCTAATTCTGAATTGATTACTTTTAGGATAAATGGTGTCATAACTGATCTGAACATAAAAGATGATAGCACTCTTTATAAAAAGAAAGATAAGATCTTTGTTAAAGGTTTAGGTTACAATGATAAAACACCAAGAGCTTCAAATTGGATTTTTAATATTGCTAATGAATATGATGTCAAGTCAATTACTCTTCTTAGTGCGGCAAACCAAACTTATGAAATAGAAACTTTCAACGATACTACACTAACAGTAGGATCTAAGATAAAAGTAACTTCTAGTGTTGGTGCAGTTTATGACAATGTAAATGTTATATCTTTTTCAAACAAAAGTAAATTTATTGTAAAAGGAATTACATCTGCAAATACTTCCTCCACAGTAAAGTATAAAGTTCTTTCAAAAATAAATCGTGCAGGAAGCACTAATTATTCAGATATTAGTCAATATTCTTCTGATGTACAAAATGTTTATGTTGGAGTTACATCTACACTTGTAGCTTCCCCATCTCTCCCAAATTATACAGATCCTCTAGACATTAAAGATCAATCTGTAACTTTTAGTGGATCTTTCAGCGGAGATACATTTACAATTCCAAATCATGGATTTATTACTGGTGACTCTGTAAGGTATACAGCATCGTCTTCTAGCAATTCTTTTGGCATTGATGATCTTGAATATTTTGTAAATGTCATTGATCCAAACACTTTACAGTTAGCTTTCAGTTCTGCTAATATTAGATTAGGTAGATTTATATCTCTTGACGGTACTAAAAGTGTAGTTGATAATAAATTACAATTAACTAGACTTTTTAATAAAGAATTATCATCCGAAAAAGCAATAAGAAGATTTTCAAATGTAGAAAAATCTAATCATAAAGAAATCACTCAACCTGGAGAAATAGGAACACTGGTTAATGGTGTTCAGATTGTTAACTATAAGTCTTTAGATGTAGTCAATTATGGTGATATAACAAGTTCTTTGATTATTGCTCCAGGAAGTGATTATGATGTAATAAATCCTCCAAATGTTATAATCAGTGATTCAGTTGGATATGGAGCTACAGTATCGGTATCTGTTATTGGAGGTCTTGAGAGAGTTGATATTATTGATCCAGGATTCCACTATGAAGAAGTTCCTGTTATAGAATTTACTGGAGGTAATGGATCGGGAGCTGTAGCAGATGTAAGTCTTACACCATACACATATTCAGCGTCTTTCAAAGCAGACTCTGGTGCTGGTGTTGGAGTAACAATTCCCAATGTTGACTTATCAAACAATCAAGTTGCTTTTAGCACTTATCATAAGTTTAATAATGGAGAAGAAGTTTTTTACAGAACATTTAATCAAAGTTCTATTGGTGGCATTTCTACTGATTCCAGATATTTCTTAAAAGTCATCGATGCAAATAGAGTTTCTGTTCATAACAGTCTTGGTGATGTAGTATCTGGAATCAACAGTCTCTCATTAAATTCTTTCGGAATTGGAAATCATGCCTTTGAAAGTGTTCTGAAGAAAAAAAGAATTGGGACTATTACCGTAAAGAATTCTGGTTCTGGATATGAAAACAGAGAAGTTAGATGTGGAGTATCTGGAATTAATACATCACTGAATTATATAAACATTAAAAATCATGGATTCAATAGTGGTGAAACTATTACATATAAAACAGTGTCTGGAAGCACATCGATTTCTGGGCTGACGGAAAATAGTGATTACATTTTAACAAAAGTAGACAATGATAATTTTTCATTGTCCTCCGTTGGTGTAGGAACGACTGCTGCAGACTTCTTCTTTGCTTCTAAGCAAAATGTAAATATTGTTAGTGTGGGTGTTGGAACTCATATCTTTAAATATCCAGACATAAAAGCTACACTTTTAGGAAAAGTTGGTGTTACCACCTTTGCTCCTCAAGATCTGAGAGCATCTATTAAACCAATCTTCAGAGGATCGTTAAAATCTTCATTTTTAAATGTAGGTGGGGTAGGTTACGGGTCATCGGACATAATTAATTTTATTAAAAAACCAAACATTGATATTAGAAGCGGAACTGCAGCCGAACTTCTTCCTATTGTTTCTAGTGAAGGAAAAGTTATTGATGTTTTGATTCAAAATTCTGGTAGAGATTACAACTCATCTCCAACTTTGGTGGTGAAGGGACATGGAAGTGGAGCAAGAATTGTCCCAGTAGTATCAGAAGGAAAAATAATTGATGTTAAGATAAACACATCTGGATTAGGATATACCCAAAAAGACACAACCATTCAAGTTGTTCCTGCTGGAAGGGAGGGAAAGGTTGATGTAGAAATTAGAAGATGGACACTTGACAAAATTGAGAAGTTAGTAAGAAATGAAAATATTGCAGAAGATGATGGAATAGTAGAAGAATCATCATATGATGTTAGTAAGCTGAAATATGTTCATGGTTATGCTCCAAGAGAGTTAAGAAAGAAAACTCTCGGAACAAAATTCTTTAAAGGAAAAACTGTATTCAAAGAAGATTTGCCAGTTGACTCTACTGGATCTGAAATTGATACTGACCACCACTCTCCAATTATTGGTTGGGCCTTTGATGGGAATCCAATATATGGTCCATATGGTTATTCAGAATCATCAGGTGGTCCAGTAAGATTGATGAAGAGTGGTTATGAAAAGGTAAGTAAAGACAATAGACCAGGAACATCTAATTTTGTTTTTGGATCTTTTGTAGAGGACTATGAATTCAAAAATTCTGGAGATTTAGATGAGCACAATGGAAGATTTGCTGTAACTCCTGAGTATCCAAACGGGATATATCATTATCATGCCACGATATCAGAAGTTAATGATTCTTCTGGCCCATTTGATGGTTTTAGGAGACCAGTCTTCCCATACTTTATTGGAAACACTTTTAAATCTAAAGTAGACAATTTCAACTATAGGAAAAATTCAAATCAAAATGATTATGATTTGAATGAGTCTGGTTTATTAAGAAACAGAAATCCATATAATTTTGAATCCCAAACTTCATCATATAATTTCTTAGATGATCCCACAGATAGAAGAGTTCATGCATCTACAATTTCTGCTATTCATAAGGGATCTGTAGATGAAATTGAAATTGTAGAAGCAGGAGACAATTATAATGTGGGAGACACTGCTTTATTTCAACCTCCTGCAGATGGGGGATTTGCACCCAAAGCAGAAGTTTCAGAACTGGTCGGCAAAAAAATAAACAGTGTAAGTGTTGCATCAACTGAAGTTGATAACTTAGAGTTCACTACTCTTAATGACAATACATTTGTAGCCATATCAACAACACCACACAACATACTTCAAAGTGAGATTGTTACGATTTCAGGCATTTCAACAACTTTAACTAAATTTGACAGAACGGTAAGAGTTGGCGTTCAATCATCCATACTTAAGGTTGTGGGTGGAATCGGAAATACAAATGTCACTGGCATCGTAACTACATTCTCTGTTATTGGAAGTTTAGATTTCCCACGCTTACAAGAGAATGATATTCTTCAAATTGCCTCATTATCAGATACCAGCACCTCAGAAAAAGTAAAAGTAATTAATATTAATAAGCAAGAATCTTCCATTAGAGTTCTCAGAGAATATGATGGGACTGTTGGAGCTGCTTACACCGATAATGATATTCTTTTCCAACTTCCAAGAAGATTTACCTTTAAGAGTAATAAGATTGAAGAAATAGATTATCCAATCAATAGAGAATATTACTTTGATCCAAAGATAACTGTTGGACTTGGTGAAACATTTGGTGTTGGAATTTCTTCCAACCTTTTCTTAGGGATCACGACAGATAGAGCTCCTGTTTCCATTGGAACTGGATCAACAACAACATTTATCTTCCAAAATACTAATGACTACGCTAAATTTAGTGTTGGATCTAAATTTGTTTCTATCAGCACATCATTTACTTCGGCAGGAATTATAACCGAAGGATTCCATGGAACCCATGAAATTGTTTCTATTGCATCAACTACAATTTCAGTCAAACTTGATAGTTCTAATTTCCAGGGTGTCGGTGCAACAGTATATCTGGATACAGTGGATGTTAAAAAGATTCCTTTCAGAGGAATCTTTATAGAAGACAGTGAAATATACACCGGAGATAGAGTAATCTATAACTCTAACGGTGGAGATCCAATTTCAGTATCTACATCTATTGGAGGGCCACAATCAAATCTTGAGGATGGATCAGTTCTCTTTGCTACCGTTCTTCAAGAGAATGTTATTGGTCTTTCTTCTGTTCGTGTTGCAATTAGCACAACAGGAATAAAAGATTATGTTGGAGTTGGAACAGATGGTGGATTATTGTTCTTCACAGGTATTGGAACAGGTGCCAATCATAGTTTCAAGACTGCAAAAGAAAATGTAGTTACTGGATTGATTGTAAAGAATACTGCAACTGTATCAACAGCAGGAACACACGAGTTATCTTTACTTGATGTCGTTAACATGGATGTTAAACTTGGCATCAGCACAACTGTTGTTGTTAAGTATAATGATGCAAACAGAAGAATGTTAATCAATCCTAGAGATTTCTCTTCTTCTGATGTATCGATAACGAATAATACTATTAGAATACCAGATCACAAATTTATTACTGGACAGAAAGTTATATACACTTCTTCGTCTCCTTCTGGAGGATTGGAGAATGATAGAATCTATTATGTTGTATATCTTGATAAGAATAGATTTAAATTATCAACAACCAAATATAATTCGCAACTTTCGACTCCAATTATTGTAAATATAACTTCAGCAGCATCTGGAACTATTGGAGCTATTAATGCCCCCATTGATTTTGTCAGAAATAACAAAATTACATTTAACTTAAATGATCCATCTTTGGCATACAATGTAAGTTTTGGATCAACTTCAGCATTTGAATTTAAATTATATAAGGACTCGGAATTGGAGGAAGAGTTCTTAAAAAATGAAACAGGATTGTTCTTAGTTGACAAAATAGGAAAACCAGGCATTGGAACCATTTCTGAACTTTCTTTGTCTTTGAATGATGATTTAAAGAATTCTTTATTTTACTCACTATCTCCAATAGATGGATCCGATAGTTCTCTAATTCCAAGCTTCAAGAAAGACATAATTACAAAAGACCCTGAGGTCTTAGATTCAAACAGACTTAGATTTGTAGATAGTTCACTTTCTGGACCAAAAATTATTACGGGAATTGGAACAACAGTGTTTAAATACACTGTTCCCGTTGTTCCTGAATTGCTTGAATTGACAAAGAACAACTCCACCGCAGAGTATAAAACAAGTTCAAAGACAGCTCTTGGCGGAGTATCAAAACTAAATCTCAAGTCTAGGGGAAGTTCTCTAACATCTCTTCCTTCATTCTTGTCTGTAGACTCTGAACAGGGATTGGATGCAATTTTAAGAACAAAAACTCATACGATAGGAAAAATTAATAAGACAAGAAAATCTGATATTGGATTTAATTATTACGCAGACAACACGCTTGCACCTGAGGGAGCAATTCCAACTAATTTAGAAATTGAAAGATTTTCTATTCTTGATAGAATTGGAATTACTTCTGCTGGATTAAACTACACTCAAGCACCTGACTTAATTCTAATAGAAACTCCTACAGGTAAAGTAGATCAAAATGCAGATCTTTCTTATAATTTGGGAGATGGTGAAGTTACAATTAACAGAAACACTAAAGGTCTCGTTGGTGTTCCACCTGATACATCTGTTCTTGCCAAAATTATTCCAATTCATAATTCAAATGCCATTGGAATTAGTTCTTTAGTTTATAATGATAACACTAAAGATGTTACTTTCTTCAGTAAGAAGAGTTATAGTGTTTTGGCAGATTGGCCTTTTGCTATTGGTGATAAGATTTTAGTTGAAGGAACTAGTATTGGAATAGGATCGACTGGAACTGGTTTTAATAGTAGAAGTTTTGAATATAGTCTCTTTGAGATTACTTCGATGGATCCAAATATTGGAGGAGCGAATGGATCAATCGTTGTCAGTTATGAAGAAGCACTTAATGGAAGATATCCTGGAAACATTGATGCTCTAAATTCCTCCATTAGAGTAACACCAGAAAAAACTTTCCCAATATTTGATATAAAAGTAAAACTCAATGATTTCTTAGATCAAGAACCAATATCCACAAAAACTGGAAAGAGTGGAGTTGTACAAAGATATGATGACAAAAATGAGCATCTGGTAGTAGATACTAATGATACCTTTGAACCGGGTGATGTTATTATTGGACAATTCTCCGAGTCTCAGGCTACTATTCTTAGAGCAGACTCACCAGAATCTCAATATGAGATTGGAGCATCCACTCTTATAAAGAAAGGATTCCAAAAAAATACTGGATTCTTAAATAACGAATTGCAAAGAATATCTGATAATGATTATTATCAAAATCTTTCGTATTCTATTAAATCCGAAGTTCCCATTTCTACTTGGCAGGATACGGTAGATTCTCTTGCACATCCAGCTGGATTTAGAAGATTTTCTGATTTGGTCATTGAATCTAAATCAGAAACCAATATTGGATTTATTACAGATCAGTCTAGTAATGTAAATTCCAGATTGGATTTAATATCCGAATTTAATGTAAATTGTCGTCCTGACTTTGATTTGGTTAGTGAAAATAATCTGAATTTAGATGGAGAAATTGCTTCAGATGAAATATATTTTAATGGAAAATTAATCAAAGACTATTCAGAGTCTAGATCTAACAGAGCTTTAACGATTGATGATGTTAGTACTGAATTTAACAGTGAACCAAGACCAACTAGATTTGAATCTGTTGATCAATTCACCCTCTCTGATGCGAGAGTTAGAAAGTATATTTCATATGTTAGAGATAAGAGATTCCGTGCAGAGAGGCAAATTTCAATAGTAACTCTACTCCACGATGATTCTGTTGGTTATCTCAACCAATATGGAAGAGTTGATAGTGTCAACATACTTGGTTCATTTGATTTTACTGCTAGTGGTGCAACGGGAAGTTTAGATTTCTATCCAGTCAAATTTACTAGAAATGATTACTCTGTTAATTTACTTGCCTATGACTTAAAAGGAACCGCAACTGGAGTTGGAACAACTGCTTTTGGTGATTCTGTTGTTGCTATAACTTCATCAATAACTCTCCCAACCGGAACTACTTCCTCTGTCGGAATTGTTACTATTCCAACTAGCCATAATACAAACAGAGTAATACTAGAATTGAGTGCCACCGATGATAGTTTCTTTGAATTCCAAGAACTCAGCGTAGTTTATAATGGAACTGATTTGGATATATTAGATTATGGTAATCTTACTGCAGAAACATTGTTCCCTAAAGCAGGCGCTGGTTTAGGAACATATGGAGCTGAAATAAATGGATCAAATATTGAAGTCAAGTTTACACCAACTAGTGGACTAACGACTGATTTTGTTTGCAATTCAATGAGAATCTCATTTGATCACACTAAGACAGGTGTAGGAACTGCTAACTTCCAAACGGCTGAGGTTGATAGTAGAGTTACTTCTATTACAGGAAGTGCAACTCCAGGATTTACAACAGTTTCTGAATATAATGCTGATGATTATGGTGCTGGATATTTTATAGTTAGTGTTAAGGACACAACTAATGGTAGATATCAATTGTCGGAAGTTGCTGTTGCTTCCACTGAAGGTCAGGTTGATATAAGTGAATATGGAATTATTTTCTCTGATGTTGGACTTGGAACTGTCGGTGCTGGAATAAGCAACTCTATGATTGACTTGCACTTCTATCCAGAGCCATCAATTGACTGCAATGTTCAAGTATATAAAAATGCTTTGGGTATTGTTGATGAAGACAAAACTCTTGTAGAGATTCCTTTTGAGAATGGTAGAATCAGAAGTGAATTTGGAAACTACAGAGGAACGGAGAGAGATATCAGAAGACGATTTGATATCAAACATAGAGGAAATACTGTATTTGAAAAGTATTTTGATGGGTCAGATTCAACTATTGTTGATACATCCACAAACCAGTTTATACTTCCAAATCATTTCTTCGTTACTGGGGAGCAAATAACATACAGACACTCTGGTGATAGTTCTCCTATTGGTATTGTAACAACCACGATTCCTGGTGTTGGATCAACAGACAAGTTGCCACCTACATTGTTTGTTGTAAAAGATGCTGATCTTTCTATTAGAGTCGCAGCATCCGCTACTCAAGCTTTACTTGCAAGTCCCCAAGTTCTTGATGTCAATGCTCTTGGTATAGGAACAGGTCACTTCTTTATCTCTACAGAGTCTAGAGAAAAGTGTTTACTGTCTATTGATAATATGATTCAGTCTCCTATTGTCAGAACTGGAATATCATACACAACTCTGAATCAAGTATTCAGAACTGATAACGAAATGGATATCAGTGGTATTACATCAATTTTCTCGGGAGATTTACTAAACATTAATCAGGAATATGTTATTGTTGAAAGTGTTGGTGTTGGTGGTGCTAATCGTTTATTAGTACAAAGAGGATGGATGGGGTCTACAGTTGATAGACATCCTGCCAATTCTACGGTCACTAAGTACACTGGAAACTATGAAATTGTAGATAATACACTGAACTTTATCGAAGCACCAAGAGGTCCACTTCCAATTTCAACTACTAGTGGAAGAGCGGATGAGAGGGATTGGGTTGGTGTTACAACATATTCTACATTTAATGGAAGAGCTTTCCTTAGAAGTGCAGAGAATGCAGGTCTCAACACAACATACTATGATAACTATGTCTTTGACAATATCGAAGAGCAGTTTAATGGCATTACAACTGAATTCTCCTTAAAATATGAAGAAAATAATATCACAGGAATTCATGCAAGAAATGCTATTATTACAATAGACTCCATTGTTCAGCAACCAGCTAGATTTGGAACAGTAAATATTCTTGGTGATTATAAACTAAGAGAAGTTGGATCTGCTACAACAATTAGTTTTACAGGAATAGGTGTTTCACAACCATATGATCCAAATAACTCAGCAATTCCTGTTGGTGGACGCATTGTCTCTGTTGCATCAACAGAAGGATTTGCATATCAACCACTAGTATCTGCTGGTGGCACGGCAATTATTTCAGGATTTGGAACTGTCTCATCTATCTCAATTGGAAATAGTGGATCTGGATATAGATCTGGCATTCAAACTGTCAATGTTTCGGTTGCTAATTCAACCACTGGAACATACAGCAAAGTTGCTATTGGAACTGCAATTCTAACTGATGGGATTGTAACTGGTGTGGCCATTACAAATGCAGGATCAGGATACACATCTACAAATGCACCAATAGTATTCTTTGATCAACCACTCTCATATAGCAACCTTGAACTTTCATATAGCAGTGATTCTCCACAACAAGGTATTGGGTCTGGAGCTAAAGTAAATGTTGTTGTTAGTGGTGGATCTAGTATATTGAATTTTGAACTGACATCAGTTGGATATGGATATCAGAATGGTGATATTCTTACCTTAGATGTTGGTGGAATTGCAGGAATACCAACGGATATTAGCAAAACATTCAGAGAGTTCCAGATTACTGTTGATTCCATTGATGGTGATACTTTCTCTGGATGGACATTTGGCGAACTTCAAGTTCTTGATTCTTTAGATAGTCAGATAAATGGATTCAGAGATACTTTTAGTTTAAAACTGAATGATGAAATTATTGCAATTCAAAAGTCTGTTGGATCTCCAATTGAACTTGCATCTGTATTGATTGTATTTGTAAACAACATTATTCAAATTCCTGGTGCAGGATATAAGTTTAACGGTGGATCTAGAATTACTTTTGCAGAGCCACTTAAATCTGGAGATAAAACTCAAATCTTCTTCTACAGAGGAACACCAGGAGTTGATGTTGTTGATGTAGATATTCTTGAAACAATTAAAGAAGGAGATACAGTAAAAGTTCATTCTGAGGTTCTTGCATTAACGGAAAATCAAAGAACTGTTACTGAAATCATATCTCCATCTGATGCAGAAACAAATAATTATTTTGGCCCAGGAAATGTTATAGACCAGGATCTTTTGAGACCTCTTGATTGGTGTCAACAAACGGAAGATGTATTTGTCAATAACATTTCTATTCCAAAGGATAGATCCATATATGAACCAAATGTCTTCCCATCAACTAATATTATTAAGAGTGTTTCCTCATCAGATCAAGAGATGTATGTTGAATCTGTTAGAAGCTTCTTTGACAGCACTAACGAAGACAACGCATCTAAAAATGGCACTATTGAAATAGTTTCACAGAATCCTATTGTTGCTGCATCCGCAACCGCTGTGGTTTCGGCTGCGGGAACAGTTTCTTCAATAACTATTGGAGTTGGTGGTTCTGGATATACTTCTGCTCCAGATGTATTCATCAGTGAACCTGTGGGTCTGGGATCAACACAAAGAGCAACGGCAACCAGTTCCATAACTGCTGGAATTGTTACCGCAATCACCGTTACTGGACCTGGAGTTGGATATACATCTACAAATGCACCTTCAGTATTGATTGAATCTCCTGTGACAAACAGAGAGAAGGTTAATAGTGCAACATATACTGGAGACTTTGGCATCATATGTGGAGTCGGCAGTACTTCAGTTGGAGTTGCGTCAACTGGAATTGTTTTTGATCTTCACATTCCAATGAATTCATTCTTGAGAGATGCAAAGGTAGTTGGAACTGCTGTTACTTTAAGCGGCATTTCAACTGGTTACTATTTTGTTGTCAACAACTCAAATATTGGTTCTGGAATAACTGGAATAACCACAAGCAGTGGTGTTACTGTTGGAGTTGCAACACAATTTATAGATAGTATCTATGAAGTGGCTTCAGTTTCCATAGCACAAACACATGTTTACATTTCTGACCCTGCAGTTGGAACTGGATTAACATCAATTGCGAGAGTTGTTGTTGGAGTTTCTACTTATAACAACCTATCTGGATTTGGTACAGGATACTTTGGTGATTATAGTTGGGGTAGAATAGATATTTCTTCCCGTACAGGAACCAAAGAATTTGAGATATATAATAATGGATTATCAGGAATAACTACCTCTCCAATTGTGAGAAGAGTCAATCCACTTAAGTCCTCCCAGTATCTACTATAAATACAAAAAACGTTACTAAAATGTCAGCGATTATAACGGATCAATTTAGAATACTTGGTGCTAAAAATTTCGTATCTGCTGCTACGTCTGAATCCAATTCATATTATGTGTTTTTGGGATTACCAAATCCAACGGATGTAGCTAGCGATTGGAATACGAGTCCTCCTGCACCTAAAGATTCTTTTGATCAGGAAGATGATTATTGGGACACCATGATCGCTATGAAGAAACTCTCTTCTGGCGACATTAAGAGAATGACCAGAAAAATTTCTTGGTCTACTGGTGTCACTTATGACATGTATCGTCATGATATTACTAGAGACAATCTTTCTAGACCATCAAATTCAACAAACATATATTCTGCAAATTATTTTGTAGTTAATAGCGAGTTTAAAGTTTATATTTGCTTACAAAACGGAACTGATCCAGAAAATCCAAATGGAAAACCATCTTTGGATGAACCTAAATTCACAGATCTTGAACCAAGAGCCGCTGGGGTGAGTGGAGATGGATATGTTTGGAAATACCTTTATACAATTTCACCATCTGATATTGTAAAATTTGATTCTGTAAATTACATCCCCGTTCCAAGTGATTGGGAAAGTACATCTGATGCTTCAATAAGTGCAGTAAGAGATAATGCAGCGGTTAGTGGTCAAATTAAAGTTGCAACAATAGTAAACAGGGGAGTTGCTGTAGGCCCACCAAATACCACATATACAAGAGTTCCTATTAGAGGAAATGGAAGTGGTGCTGAGGCAACTATTGTTGTCAACAACAGTTCACAAGTAGAATCAATAACAATCTCTAACGGAGGATCTGGATATACTTTCGGAACCGTCGATTTAGTTGCTGGTGGTGTTCCGATTGGAACCACTACTCCTATTTTCAATGTCATTATACCGCCCAGAGGTGGACATGGTGCTGACATTTATAGAGAACTCGGTGCTTTCTATGTTCTTCTTTATTCCAGAATTGAAAACGATACCCAAAATCCAGATTTCATAACGGGTAATGAAATTGCAAGAATTGGTATCATTGAAAATCCACAACAGTTTGGATCTACTAACACTTTAACATTAGATAAAGCAAGTGCAGTTTATGCATTGAAACTGGCCGGGTCTGCTACTACGACCACAACATTTACATCAGATTCTCTGATAACACAAACAGTTGGTGTTGGTTCTACTGCTGTTGGTAGAGTGGTCTCTTACGATAATAATACTGGTGTTTTAAAATATTGGCAAGATAAATCTAATTCAGGATTTACAACTGTAGGAGCCGCTATTACAAATCCAACATACGGATTTGAGCAGTTTGAATTTACATCATCTCCGGGTGTTGGTGGAACATTTGTAATTGAAGGTGGATCGAATAATCTCAATATTGATACGGGTTTTACTGGTGTTTCGACAGTAATAAATAATAGGACATATTATCTTGGACAGAGTTTTAATAGTGGTGTTTCTAATCCTGAGTCTAAGAAATATTCTGGAAATATAATATTTGTGGATAATCGTCCAGAAGTGACTCGCTCTGTAAATCAAAAAGAAGATATCAAAGTTATTTTGCAATTCTAATAAGAAATCATGCCACAGGAAACTAATCTCAACATCAATCCATATTTTGATGATTTTGATAAAGAGAAAAACTTTAATAGAGTTTTATTCAAACCATCTTACCCTGTACAGGCAAGAGAGTTAAATTCTCTCCAGTCTATGCTGCAGAACCAAATTGAACAATTTGGTGATCACATGTTTAAGGAGGGGTCGGTAGTAATCCCTGGCGGAGTTTCTTATAATAGTCGTTATCAGTGTATAGAACTTCAAAATGATTTTTCTGGAGTTGATGTATCTAGCTACATTTCTGCTCTTGTCGGAACTACAATTAGAGGAGAAGTTACTGGAATCGAAGCTATAGTAGATGGATTTCTTACCTCCGACCAGTCCGAGAGATCCAATGCAACATTATACGTAGTATATCTTCGTTCTGGAACTGATGAAGAAGGATCTAAGACATTTGCTGATGGTGAAAATTTAATTACCATCTCTGGAATTTCCCTCAGTAATGTTTTAATTGGTGAGAATGAGACATTTGCTACTACAATTCCTCAAGATGCAGCTTCCACTGGATCTTCATTTAATGTAGATGATGGAGTTTATTTTTTAAGAGGTCATTTTGTAGAAATTGACGCTCAAACTCTTGTATTAGATCAATATACAAATGAACCTTCATATAAAGTAGGTTTTAATATTTTAGAAGAAATTGTCACAGCAGACGAGGATGAAAGTCTCTATGATAATGCTCAAGGATTTAATAATTTTGGCGCTCCTGGTGCTGATAGATTAAAAATTACAGCAACTTTGTCAAAGCGAGCTATTGATGATACAGATTCTGATAATTTCGTACAAATTACTCAGATCAGGGATGGAGATATTTTAAACACCCCAACTGGGCCAAATTATAATCATATCCAGGATAGTATTGCTCAAGCAAGGTACGATGAATCTGGCGATTACTACATCATGCCATTTGATGTTGATGTAGATGAAAGTTTAAATGACCTTGAAGGAAATAATGGTTATTTTAACGCTGGAGAGTCAACATATGAGGGAAATGAACCATCAGATGATTTGATGGAATATGTTGTAAGTCCTGGTAAAGCAGTTGTACGGGGATATCATATCAATACAGAAGACGAAACTGTAATTGATGTTCCAAAACCAAGAACTACACAAGAAGTAGAAGAACAAAATATTGACTTTATTAATGGTAAGACGGTAAGACTTACAAATGTGCAGGGAAATCCTAAAATTGGTCTTGGAAATACTTACGTTGTAAGTTTGATGGATGAAAGATTAAGTGGTGATCCACTTGAAGTTGCAATCGGAAGAACAGTTGGAAGAGCAAGAATTTATGACTTTGCTCTTGAGGGTGGATCATATGATTCATTGAATCTTCAATTAAATCAATACGATGCATCTCTTTATGATGTTGAATTTAATCAAAGAATCACTTTTGGTACAAAAGTATCTCTGAACACTCCTCTTCATGTTGAAGGTAGAAATAGTGGCGCACAAGGATACTTGGTAGAGAGCACAGAAAATAGCAGAATTTTCTATCTCTCTGATGTTACTGGAAGATTCATCAGAAATGAAACCGTATCATTCAATGGAATCACCACCACGGGAACCGTAAAACATGCATGGAGATATGGTCTAAATGATGTTAAAGCTCTTTATGCTGAGAGAGATGACAATATTGGAATTAGTACCTTTGGTGCAGATGTTAACTTACGAGGATTTGTAAGTCGAAGGGGAACTGGAAATATTGGTATTGCATCCATTAGCCTTAATGCAGGTGCATTCCCTGGGATTTGCACAATTACGGTTTCAGATCCTGATGTCTTTAGATTTGCAAGGCCAGCACATCGTTATCAAGATTTTAAGTCATCAGCAACGGAACCTCCTCTTGTCGATCCCAACGGCAACTTACCAACAAGAGCTAGACTGGTTGGTGGAGACATTCTTAGATGGACTGATCCCAATACAAGCGAACAATGCTTCGGAAGAGTCGTTGCCAGATTTAGTAACGATCTGAATACTTCGACTTTCCGTGTTGTTGGTGTTGCTACTGTTAGTGGTATTACAAGAAATTTACCCTCAGTTACTGAATATCCTGGAGAAACTAGTATTGATGTTACTGATCTTCAAATATTGAAGTCCTCAATGAGAGGAAACAGAAGAAACGCACTCTTTACTCGTCTTCCATTTGAGAATATTGCTGAAGTTGATATTAGTCAATCGGATATTATTGTAAGAAGACAATTTTCTGTTGATATAACAAACAATACTGCATCTGTCACTCTTTCTGCAGCAAATGAAACTTTCCTTTCTTTTGATGAGGAAAGATATTCTCTGATTAGGTCTGATGGTGATATTGAGGTTCTAACTGAAGACAGATTTAATTTATCTACTAATGGTAAAACGATTACCATTAATAACTTGGGAACCAACAATGTTGGTGCTGATCTGATCACGACGATTAAAAAAGTAAATCCAGTAGATAAGAGAAAGGTAAGAAACAGAGCTCAATCTCTCATTATAGATAAATCCAAACTGAAAGGTTCTGGAATTGGAGTTACAACTCTTCAAAATGGACTTACATATGATAGTTACCCATATGGAACTAGAGTTGAAGATAGAAATATCTCTTTGAATGTCCCCGATGTAATCCAAGTATACGGCATTTTTGAGGCGAATAGGGCAAGTGACACTCCATCTGCACCTAGAATGGTTTTAACATCCATCAGCGGCGACACAGGGTCCACTGAAGATGTTACTTTAGGTGAGTTTGTTGTCGGTAGCGTCAGTCAAGCAAAGGGAAGAGTGGTAAGCAAGGAAAATGCCACGACAATTGACATTATCAATATGAATGATAATGATTTCCAAGCAGGAGAAGTTGTAACTTTTGAGGAATCTCAAGTTACAGCAATAATGGTTTCTGTGACGGATAGATCTAGAGATATTTCCGATTATTATGCACTTGATAATGGTCAGAGATTGTCTTACTACGATTATGGAAGATTAATAAGAAAAAAAGAAGCTAAAATTCCAACTAAAAAAATAATTGTTTATTTTGAAAGTGCATCTTTTGATGCATCTGATACTGGTGATGTAACTACTTTGAATTCATATGCAGATTTTGATTATGGAGAAATTCCTTTCTTTAAAAGTAGAATTAAAAACAGTGATATGTTGGATATCAGACCTAGAGTTTCTGATTATACAGTAACTGTAGGTGCAAGAAGTCCATTTGAATTTGAAGGGAGAACTTTTAATCAAACAGGTAACTCAAATGGTGATGTAATTGCTTCCGATGAAGATCTTTTCATCAGTTCCATGAGTTACTATCAGGGAAGAATTGATAAAGTTTTCCTGAATAAGAATGGAGAATTCCAGTTGGTTCAAGGAACCCCATCTGATGATCCACAGGCACCAAAGCAAATTGATGATTCTATCGAAATTGCAACCATTGAACTTCCACCATATCTCTATGAGGTATCTCATGCATCTGTTACTCTTAATGAGTACAAGAGATATAGAATGCAAGACATCCGTCAACTTGAGAAAAGAATTGCTAATTTGGAAGAGTCGGCTACTTTAAGTCTTCTTGAATCAGAAACTAATAACTTATTCATTCCAGATGCACAGGGACTCAATAAATTTAAGTCCGGATTCTTTGTTGATAATTTTACAACGCTTCTGACTCAAGATGAAGATTCTGGACTCAAGAACTCCATTGATGCAGAACAACAGTTCATGAGACCTGAACACTATTGCACAGAGCTTGATCTTGTTATTGGATCTGATGCAACTCTTGGAATTGGAACATTCCCAAGATCTGGCGGTGATCCGGACCTTGAAGATGGAGAGAGTGGAAATGGTTTAGATCCAGCTCAACTTGGAGAAATTAATGGTGATAATGTAAGACTCACTGGAGACTCTGTAACCCTTGACTATGATGAAATTGTTTGGAAGTCTCAAACATTTGCAACTAGATTTATTAGTGTAACTCCATATCTGGTTAGATTCTGGAGGGGGCATATTAAATTAAATCCATCCGTTGATACTTGGACTGATCAGGTTAGATTGAAACCCAAGACCACAAAGGTCATGGGTAACTACAATGAGACTATTAACAAGACTGGTGTCAATCCAAAGACTGGTCTTGGTCCTAAGATGTGGGGATCTTGGAACACGGTATGGACAGGAAAGCCTGAATGGAAGTATGCTCCTACTAAGGGACAAGCTCGAAGAAGAGGGGGACAAGAGGAAGATCGCAAAGTTGGAGCAGCATTTGAAAAAGCATCAAAAAGTAATAATCTTCTAGGACCGAAAAAGTGGATCGGTGGTGGCGGTCACTTTAAAAAATTGGGCGTAATTCCAACAACAGGAAGATACGCACAAACAGTTGAATCAACTCAAAAGAGAACTGGTAAGCAACTTAAAGTCAAGGCTGTATGGGAAACTAAATCTATGGGAGATACAGTTCTCTCCACAGAACTGGCAACATACATGCGTTCGAGAAATGTAGAGGCAATTGCACGAAGATTTAAGTCCTTTACGAGGATTTATCCATTCCTGCAGAGGAAAAAGTTAGGTCCATATATCACTCCTCAACTTCTTGAAATTGAAATGATCAAGGGAACATTCATACCTGGCGAAGTTGTTGTTGGACGTATGCCTGGCGTTAAGTATAAAAATCATCCTAAGAATACTCAACCAAGATTGAGAGCACTAATTTGTGTTCCTAATCGTAGGTGGGGAAGAAGGACTGGACTGAAACCAGGACAATCTGCTTTTGTTAAAGATCCAAAATATGCGGGAGGGCAAAGAAGAATCTTTGCGACAACTCTCAGAAATCCTTATAATCCTGATGAGACGCTGCCATCAGCATATTCAACTACAAGTAATATCCTGAATATTGATACTCATACTCTGGCTAGACTGGATGGTAGAAGTGCAAAATTCTTCGGATTTGTTCGTGGTGGAATGAGAATCAAAGGTCTTAAGAGTGGTGCTGTTTGTAAGGTTAAACCTGTAAGAATTGTCACTGATAACTTTGGATTTGCAAGATTCTGCTGGTTTATTCCTAATCCAAATGCAAAAGGATCTCCAAGATGGTTAACGAACGGACCCAAGACTTTCCGTCTTACAGATAGCAAGAACGACCAGAGAATCAAGGGAACTCTTGATACTGCTGGCCAAACAAAATATGAAGCTAAAGGAACTATTGAAACTGTTCAGGAAAATATTATTTCTGTTAAGAACGCAGTTGTTGAAGAAGTCAAATTAGAACAAACTAAGAAGAAACTTGATTTCACTGGTCTGTTCATTGACCCAATTGCACAATCTTTTGCATGTGATGATGTTGATGGTGTCTATGTAACTTCCGTTGAGGTCTTCTTCCAAGCAAAAGACAACAATGGGGTTCCAGTTACATGCCAGTTAAGAACAATGCAAACTGGTCTTCCAACTACCACTGTTCTTCCATTTAGTAATGTTGATAAAGACCCAGATGATATTGAACTTAGTAATAATGCTACAGTTCCTACAAGATTTGTCTTTGATTCTCCTGTATATCTTGAGGGTAGGACTGAATATTGCGTTGTATTCTTATCTAACTCGACTGAATATAAAGTTGCTATTTCCAGAATGGGTGAAGTTGACCTTAGATTCAGAGATGAGGCTTCTGGAGAACGAGTCAGAGTTAACACTCAACCAACTCTTGGATCTCTCTTCAAATCACAAAACGCATCTACTTGGACTCCAAGTCAATATGAAGACTTAACATTCCAACTCTATAGAGCAGAGTTTGCTGAGTCTGGAGAGATCAACTTCTTTAATACTGAACTTGATAATGGCAATGATCATATTCCCATCCTTGACCCAGATCCACTTGAATTTACATCTAGAACAATTAGAGTTGGTCTGAGTGCAACTGTTGCTCAAATGAGTGCAACTTCAAATCCAGGTCTTGTTATTGGAACTAGAATATTCCAGAATGGTGCAGATGGACAAGGAAAACTTCAAACTCTTGCTGGAATTGCAACTGGAGATACCACTGATGTACAAGCTAATAATGTTGAAGGAAATATAAGTGGAAGAGGCGGGACTGAAGATAGCACCGATGAGCAGACTGGATTGGCAGGTCTTCTTTTAGATAATGCAGGAGTTGGATTCCCACCATTGGATGGACATCAACTCTATACAAATGTCTCCATGACCAGTCTCACAGGACATGGAAGAAATTTAACATGCGATCTTTCGGTCACTGATGGCGCTGTGGCTATTGCAACTGTTAGAAATGGTGGTAGTGGTTATCAGGTCGGTGATGTTCTTACTGCTGGTGTTGGTAATAGTTCGCTTGGCAGAAATCTTAGAGTTGTTGTTGGACTTCTCACTGCATATGATGAGTTTACAATTAGTTCTGTTCAAGGAAACTTCCTTGTAGGATCTGCAGCAACATTAAGATATGACAATGCAACCACAGGTGTTGGAACAGATTTGAATTTCGGCGCTTATACACCAAATGTAGGAACTCCCGTCAGAATTGAGAATCTTGAAGTTACTGACAAAGGCCTATACATGAGAGTTAATCATATTAACCACGGAATGTATGGTCTTGGAAATATTGTCAATTTGTTCGATATTACTAGTGATATTCCAACAACTACACTTAGTGCTGCTTATGATCAAGACTCAACAGCAGCTATTAGTTTGGAAGATGCATCTGATTTTGCAGAATTTGAGGGTATTGCTGTTAGTGTTTCAAACCCAGGATACATTAAGATTGTCGATGAAATTCTTAGTTACACTGGTGTTACTGGAAACACTCTCACCGGAATCACCAGAAATGTTGATTCTGGAGCAGATGACTTAACAGAACCATATGATATTGGAGAAGAAGTTGAAAAACATGAAATTAATGGTGTTTCCATAAGAAGACTTGAGGGAGTTAATCACTCAATATCTTTTGTTACCGAACAAGATGTTGATGATCCCCTTTCTATGGATCATTATACACTTAGCATTCCGATGGATACTGCAGGTGGCCGAGCAGTTGATAGAAGTGAAAATCAAACAGCACTTCCACAACTGTTTGTGAGAGACACAGGTCCATTCGGAGGAAATCTTGTTAGAGGAACTGAAAATATTCAGTTTGAAGCAATTACACCAAATGTCGCTGTTTCCAATCCTAATGGAACATCTATTTCTGCAAGACTTAGAACTGTTACTGGAACAAGTCCTGGAGGAACAGAATCTCCATTCCGTAGAAAAGAAGATGATGTCACTTTGAATCAAACAAACTATCTTGCATCTCCAAGAGTTATTGGTTCTGAACTTAATGAAGAACTCTTCCTTAGAAGATTTAGACAAATCTATCCTGGTGCAAAATCTCTTGCATTGAGACTGTCACTTGCAACCAATAATACAAAACTTTCTCCAATTATTGATGCGACTAGATGTAATGTAATTACTACTGGAAACAGAATTAATCGTGCTGTCATTGGTAATCAATTCAAGACTGATCTTGGATCTAAGACCATGGGTGATGATAAAAATAATTATGTCTATGTTACAAATAGAATCCAATTGGAAAATCCAGCTACATCAATCAAGGTCATTCATGATGCATATGTACACAGAACTAATGATTTGAGACTATTCTATTCAATTAGTAATACTGAAACTGATGATCCAGTGTTCACTCCATTCCCAGGTTTCAATAATATTGATAAATTTGGAAATACTATTGAACTGGAAGAAAGTGATGGAAATCCAGATACAAAAGTTGAAAAGAACCCAATTCCATATTATAACTCAGATGCTCCAATGGTAGAATATGAGTACACTGCAAATGATCTTCCTGAGTTTACATATTTCAGAATTAAGATTATTGGAACATCAACCAGATCTGCAATAGTTCCTATTGTTGAAAGTTTAAGAGTAATCGCAACAGCATAATATGGAAAGATATCAACGAGTCGAAGGGCACACCGGGTTTGTCAAAGACAATTACTCGGGTGCCGTTGTGAATACCTCAAAAAGTGAATACCAAAAGTATATTGCAAGGAGGAATGCTAAAAACAAAGATGATGAAAAGATCAAAAAAATTGAAGAAGAGGTTGGATCTCTGAAGAACGATTTATCTGAGATAAAGTCAATGTTATCTCAGATAATAAATAGTTAAAAAAGATTATGGCTGCACCAACTGCTAATATTATAGTTGATAAAGGTGCTGATTTTACTACCAGCATCGCCATAAAAAACAATAATGGATCAGCGTTCAATTTAACTGGATGCTCTCTTCAGTCATACATAAAAAAGCATGAAGGAGCAACTACAAAAGTTGATTTTTCTGTTGGGATCACTTCTGCTATTGGTGGAGAAATCACACTAGCTCTGACTGACACTCAAACCACGGCAATGAAGTCTGGTAGATATTTTTATGATGTAGTAATTATTGAATCTACTGGAAATAGAGTTAGAGCAGCACAAGGTCAAGTATTTGTAAGTCCTGGTATAACAACATAAAATGGCAGAACCTCTAATTTTAAAAAATGGTAGTAATATCACCAACAATGTAACCATTAACTCAGTATTTGAGTCTGGTTCATCTGGAGTACACACCACATCTAGCGTTGGAATTGGAACAACGACAGTAACAAACACTCTGACAGTTGCTGGAGTAACTTCCACTTCAGAGGCATATGTTGCTGGTGTATGTACTGCTACAAGTGGTTTTATCAGTGCAGCTAGTACAACAGCAGTTCAAATCACACTTTCAGGAAATAGACTCATTTTTACAGGAGTTGGCATTGGATCAACATCCTTTATTTTATCCTGATAAATAGTCAAAAAGTGAACCATAATGGCACAACCATCTACAAGAGAAGAGTTGTCACAATATTGCCTGAGGCAACTTGGTGCCCCAGTTTTAGAAATCAATTTGGCAGATGAGCAAATTGATGACTTGATTGATGATGCTCTTCAATATTTTTATGAGCGTCACTTTGATGGTGCAGAAAGATCATATATTAAATATCAAATAACTCAAGCAGATATTGATAGGGGCAAAGCTCCAAAAGATACTCTTGCAGGAATAAGCACTACAACAACATATTCTACAGTTGTCAACGAAGAAGTTAGTTATACTCTTTACGAAAATAGCAATTATATTCAACTTCCAGAGAATATTTTAGGAGTTGAAAAAGTATTCAGATGGAACGATAGATCATCCTTAGCCAGTGGAATCACACCATTTGGAGGTGGATTTAGTCCTCTTTATGGATGGTATTATGGGAACTCTTCTGGTTTTAATCCAGATGCAATGTTGAGTTATTTTATGGCAAGAAATTACTTGTCAGAAATTGATTATTTGTTTAATACAGAGAAGCAAATTAGATTCAATAAGAGAAAAGGTAGACTCTATATTGATACTAATTTTGGGACTTTGGGAGTTGGTAATTATATCATTATTGATGCATACACAACCACAACTGCTGCAGATTTCACAAGAGTTTATAACGATAGTTTTGTAAAAAGATATCTCACTGCTCTTATGAAGAGGCAGTGGGGAATGAATTTGATAAAATTCCAAGGAGTTAAACTCCCTGGAGGAATTGAATTAAATGGCCGTCAAATATATGAAGACGGACAAAGGGAAGTAGACACAATATTGGAGAGAAGCAAGTTTGATTATGAAGAATTACCTCTGGACTTAATTGGATAATGGCATTAAATCCGTTTTTTCAACAAGGATCTGCCACAGAGCAGAATTTACTGCAAGATTTAATCAATGAGCAGTTAAAAATGTATGGTGTGGAAGTATATTATCTTCCACGCAAATATCTTAATGAAAAAACGATCATAAAGGAGGTAGTTCAGTCCGAATTTAATGATGCATATCCAATTGAGGCATACCTGGAAACTTTTGATGGATATGAGAACACAGGTCCAATATTATCTAAGTTTGGTATTCAAAATCTATATGATGTATCTTTAATAATATCTCAAGATAGATGGACAAACTACATTCAACCACTTATTCAGGGATTGGATGATGTTAAACTCTCTTCAAGGCCAAAAGAGGGAGATTTAATATGGTTCCCATTAGGTGATAGATTATTTGAGATCAAATATGTGGAGAGAGAAAATCCTTTCTACATGCTACAGAAGAACTACACATTCAAACTTAGATGTGAACTCTTTAGATATGAAGATGAAATCATTGACACCAATGTTGAGACTATTGATGACAATGTACAAGAAGATGGATATATTCAGAAACTTTCATTGGTTGGTATTGGAACAACAGCAACAGCAATTACATCACTCTCAAATGGTGCTGTTCAGAAGATTTCAATATTAAATGATGGATTTGACTTAACTTCTCCCACTGTTGCAATATCTTCAGCACCTTCTGGAGGAAGAACTGCAATCGCAACTGCTATTGTCAACAGCAGAAGATCCTTGGAGAGTATCTTTATATTCGATCCAGGAAGTGGATATACTGGACCACCAGACATATTAATAACTAGCACTACTGGTGGTGGTGCAATAGCCACAACAGGCATAGGAACCGTTGGATCAATCGGAATCGTTACGATGACTGATGGTGGTTCTGGTTACTCTACAACGCCTACAGTGACCTTCAGCAGTCCTGGTGTTGGTGTAGGATCAACTGCCCTGGCATACGCTGTTCTGAATGGTGATTCTGTCAGTGAGATCAGAATAACCAGTGCTGGTGTTGGATATACTCAGATACCAACAATAACAATTAGTGATCCACCACTGATTGCCTCTGGTGAATATGTCTTCAATGAAATTATTGTTGGAACTTCGTCCTCCACAACAGCCAGAGTCAAATCTTGGAGTCCTGCCACTAAGACTCTGGAGGTTGGTATTATCAATGGTACATTTACTGCAGGAGAAACGATAAGAGGAGAAACTTCTGGAGCGACTTACACAATTGTAAATCAAAATAAGTTTGATACTACCGATACATATGCTGAAAATTATCAGATTCAGACAGAAGCAGATGATATCATAGATTTTACAAGAAGAAATCCATTTGGAGATCCTTGATTTGAAAATATGTTAAATAGTAGTATATATTGGGTATTTTATCAATGTTTGGGACTTATTTTTACCACGAAATTCTGCGGAAGGTAATTATATCTTTTGGAACCATTTTTAATGGCCTGACCATCAAAAAGGACAACGATGGTGATAAAGTTTTTAGTGAAATTCGTGTCCCTTTGGCATATGGTCCTACTCAAAAATTCTTAGCAAGACTTGAGCAAGATGCTACCCTGAAAAAAGGCACTCAGATGTCATTGCCAAGAATGTCATTTGAGTTTTTGGGACTTCAATATGATCAATCCAGAAAGCTAACAACAACCCAAACATTTGTTACAAGAAACGCAGATTCTGACAAAACTGGGGTAAAAAAGGCATATATGCCTGTCCCATATAACATGTCATTTGAACTTTCAATTTACACTAAATTGAATGATGACATGCTTCAAATTCTTGAACAAATTCTTCCATATTTTCAACCAGGATATACAGTATCCATCAAATTATTGGACGATGTTGCAGAAAAAAGAGATGTTCCAATAATCTTAGAAAATATATCAATGCAAGATGATTATGAAGGTGATTTTTCAACAAGAAGAGCACTTATATACACCCTAAGATTCTCAGCTAAAACATATCTGTTTGGTCCTGTATCCTCCAGTGGTATTATTAAGAAAACCATTGTTGATTATACGACTAGACCTGATATGAAGAGAGAACTCAGATATACTGCTGTTCCTAGAGCAATCAAAGATTATACTGGAGATGTTGCAACCACCACAACTCAAGATATTGATCTTGCAGCGACATTAATTACGGTTCAAGACTCCAGTTCTCTCAGTGCAGATACTTACATTGATGTTAATGGAGAGGAAATGTTCATTAAGAGTATTTCTGGATCTAGTGTAACTGTTGAAAGAGGAAAAGATAATACAACTATTAAAGAACATGTCAGTGGATCGCCAATTAAGAAGATTACCGCTGCTGACACTGCTCTGATTGAGGTTGGAGACGACTTTGGGTTTGATGGAACTTTTGAAGAATTTATTTGATGAGATATGAAAGACAAATTTGCAAAAATAGACGAAGTTTTTGATTCCGATAGCAATATCGTAAAAGAAGCTTCTGCAATAAAAAAAGAAATAGTTGATATAAAGACGAGTGAGACTGATGTCCGTCGTGATTATGAATATACTAGAGGAAATTTGTATTCTTTGATTGAAAAAGGTCAAGAAGCTATCAACGGTATTATGGAATTGGCACAGGAAAGTGAAATGCCAAGGGCCTATGAAGTTGCTGGTCAATTAATTAAAAATGTTGCTGATGCAACAGATAAATTACTCGAATTGCAGAAAAAACTCAAAGAAGTAGAAGAAGAAAGCGCATCAAAAGGTCCAACAAATGTTACTAATGCATTATTTGTTGGATCTACAGCAGAACTCTCCAAATTACTTAAGAAACAAGAAGAATAATGGATAAAAAACCAGAAAATATTGGAGATCTCGGAGAATTTTTCAATATTATTGGAAAAGCAAAGAAGCAAAAGGAGGATGAGTTTCGCTCAGTCGTTGGCGATATAAATCTTGATGGAATTTTTGATAATTTAAAGGAAGAAAACAAAAAAATAAAGAAAAAGAAGAAAAAAGAGAAAAAACAGATAGAACAACTTGAAAAATTTCTCTTTGAAGATGTAGATAAGAAAGAAGAACCCAAAAAAGAGGAAATTCCTGAAGATCAGGAAATTCCTGATGAAAATACTAAGGTCGGTCTGACCGAAAAGGTTGAAGAAGTCGAAGAAGAAATAGTAGCAGAAGTTGAATCAGAAGAAATTCAAGAAAATGATCATGTCGATGAGGCCATAAAAGTCTTAGACAAGATTGTAAGCAATAAGGAAGAAATATCTGAAGAAACTGACTATGAGTTAATCAAAAAGGAAATAAAAGAACTCAGAACACTCATCCACAGAAATGTCAACGGAACTAGTGGTGGTGGAGAAGTTCGTCTTGAGTTCCTTGATGATGTTGATAGAGATACTGCAAAGGTTGATGGTAAGTTCTTAAAATATCAATCTTCAACTGGTAAATGGGTGGGTGCTGATGCTTCTGGTGGAGGAGTGTCTGAAGAAGCATCTAAACTTGTTCTTGATGCAAGAAACAATAATGTTGGTTACGCAATAACCATTGGAACACCCGTTTATCAAACAGGTTATAATTCTGGACAAGATAGAATTAATATTGGAGAGGCAAGAGCATCTGACTCATCAACGATGCCTGCTAAAGGTGTTACAACAACAGATCTTGCTAATAACACCAATGGACAAATTCTTGTCTACGGTGA